GTAAGTTTTATCAACACTTTTCACCTTTTCTTGAAGAAATAGGGGTGTTCCACTAGGAAGATTTAATAAATCTATACGACCATTTGATTCCATTGAACTATATAATATTTTATTTTTTTATTATAATGGACTTTTATAAAAGCATTTTAGTTCTAGCAACAATAAGTTTAATAATTATATTATCTATATTTGGGGTTATTTTATCAAATATGAGTAAGAAGCAGGTATATCCTTCAAATATTTCAAAATGTCCTGATTATTATAGTTTAGTTTCAGGAACGTGCGTTTCAAATGATACCCTTTATTCAAAAAGCAATGATTCAAAATGCAAGAATCTTGATTATAAAAGTGAAGTTTATAATGTCTCGGGAATGGGACCAACTAGCGGTCTATGTTTAAAAAAAAAATGGGCCAATGATTGTGGGGTATCTTGGGATGGAATTACAAATAATAGTAATATATGTTATTAATTAAAAGTATAAGTTATATAAAAATTAATGATTGACACTGATAAATTTAAAGAATTAAAACGTTTTTTAAATTCTACAAAACCTATTTATATCTATGGTAAATCGGGTGTTGGAAAAACTGAAATGATTAAAACACTTACCAACGTACAATTTATTTCAATACAGGATATAAATGATTACGACGACATTCTACTTTTTATGAAACCAAGTATTATTGAATTATTTAACAAAAAAGAATGTTCCAAAATATGCGTAATAGATAATATTGATTACTTGCATACTCACGAAAAAAAAGTACTAACAAGTTTTTTGAAACAATTTAAGTTAGAAGAAAAGAGGAAAAGGACCAGAAGTTTTTCTATTATTTTATGCGGAACAAATATTCACGATAAAAAAATAAAAGAAATTTTAAAACTTTCAAATATGATAACGATTCAGAAAGAGGTCAATTTATCACATAATCAATATGAGAAAAACATTCAACATAACATAAGACAAATTATGACCAAAGAATTTAATGAAGATAATATTATAGAAAATGAAAAGGCAACTCAAGCATTATTTTTTCACGAAAATATCGTTGATTGTATCAAACCTGAAGACTATTCATTTTATTATAACTTTTTAGAAAACATTTGTGTTGGTGATTATTTTGATAGGATAAGTTTTCAAAAACAATTATGGATATTCAATGAAATGACTTACTATATCAAAATACTTCATAATTATTATCTGTATAAAAAAACAAACATATCGTGTAAAAAGGTTCAAGAATATAGATTTACAAAGGTTTTAACAAAATATAGTAATGAATATAACAACAATACTTTCATTATTGGATTGTGTAATAAATTAAACTGCACTAAAAAAGAGTTGTATTATAGAATATTAAGAAAAAATACAGAAGAACTAAGTCAAATAGAAATTAACCGCGCTTCCTTATATTTTCAACTAAAAGTTTAATGTAATCCTTGCAATTATCTAATTCTTTTTGCAATTGTAAACACTCTTCGGTTTTATGTTTTAGGGCTTCTAACAGTTCCTTTGGATTTATCTGAAATGACCTTTCAGATGTATTTATGGTAATCATATTTTTTTCTTCTCTCCTTTTAATTTCTAACAGCACATCAGGTTTATTTTTTATATCTCCAGGTAAATAATCTTTTAAAAGGGATGGAAGTTCGCTAGTATAAAATGATTGCAACTCTTTTGACTTTACAAATGCCTTTACTTTTACAGAGGACTCCTTGCAGTTTGGATTCTCCGGGTCTATTAACTTTCGTTTGTCAAATGTATTCTGTTCGTGTGAAAAGACAAGTATTGTTTTAAATGGGTCTAATTGAACAAAAGGTATTGTATAGTTTTTCAAAAAGAACTTTTCTTCTGCTAATTGAGCCGTGTCTTCATAACGGGTTTGTTTGAGTAAACTTCTTTTAAACGCAAAGGTTCCAGCGGTTGCGTGATTTGGTCCATAAGGTCCAAACCTATACATCTTATTCATTTCATTGTACCATAAATAAACCTCGCTTGAACCCGCGCACAAGGCCTTTGACCCAGTTAACTTTTCAACTGAATGTTCAACTCTTAGAGGCGGATAATAGTCATCATCATCTATATAAACCAAAATTGCATCGTCTTCTTTAAACGTACATTGGTCGTGCATAAAATTTCTCTTTTCGCCAAGAGACATTTTTGTATCAACTGGAACATACTTTACAAAAGGAATATCCGAGACAAGGTCGCCTATCTTATCCGTTCCATCATCTATGATTATCCATTCTATGAGTGTTTTTGGATAAGTTTGGTTCATTACAACCTCAATAAGGCCTCTAAAAAAAGGGCGTCTATTAAAGGTAGGTGTACATATACTAACTCGCGGTTTGGACATTATACAATTAAATAAATACAATTTATATTAGTTTTTTGACATTATAAATCCAACCAATAATACAATAATTATAGATATGGAAAATAAATATATATCAAGAACATCGTGTATGTGTACTAACAAAAGAAAAAGTAATATTAAAGTGACAACATGAAACGCTGGTGTTAATATGCTTTCCCAAATATTTTTTACTTTAAATGGTAATATAAAGGTGCTAGCCACTACCATAGTACTAATATATAAAGATGCGGCCAAAGCCATTGCAAAGGGAAGAAAAACTCCAAAAATAGAACCTAAAAAGTTGAATATATTCACAAAAAACATAAATACACTACTTCCATTTAAGTCTGGTAATCTTATCAACCGAAGCATTTGAAAAATAAAATCTATATACTGTTTGGTTAGACTGGACATATCATTCTCCATTTTAATTTTGGTTGGGTCTAAATCATCCGGTAAAAGTTTCAATACAAAATTAATAGAACATACAAATGCAAAAAAAGACAAAAACATACATTCAACAGAAGAAGACCCTACAATAAGTGTCATTAATGATGATACATTACCATAAATAGATGCGGCTGACAATATTAAAAATAAAGGAATGGCTACAATAATTATCAAGGCTAATATATTAATTCCCATCATAATAAAAATATTTTCAATATCTCTACCACTATTACTATTCGTATCCACAAAACTACCTACATCAAAATCTTTATATTCACCGTTGTATTTAAAATAGGGATGTAATACTCCTTTACTAATATTTTGAACTAACAAAAAGAATATTACTAATAAAATAGTAAAGGAAAAGTATACATAAGACGAACCAACCATTTTTAAACCTTTATGCATAATATTTAACGATTTTTGAATCATTAAAAAAACATTAAATATTAAATACAACATCCAATAAACTAAAACCGTAAATGCGCCACTTGAATTTGTTGTATCCTTACATTTGTCTTGTAATATAGTTGAAAAAGGATAAAGATTTGTTTTATCCATAATAAACTTATTAAAAATTTCAATAACTGGTTTATCATCATCTGATATGTCAGGACGTTCTTGAACTTTAAGCGATTGAGAGCAAAATCCACCATCCTTAGTGATTATGGAAAGGTCTTTATCATAGGTTGTTGATACATAGGGTGATTGTTTTATATTACAAGGGTACAAAGAATCACCATCAACCTTAACTATTAATAAAATTGCTATAACAAAAAAAGATATTATACTTATCGTTAATAAATCGTTTATAAATAAAAATAATAGACGTGTTAATTTATCCATCGTAGAGGATGAAGTGTAAATAGCATCTGTTTTTAAAAATTCGCTCTGTGCAATTGTATTTTTAACGTAGGTATCCTTTGCAACATCAATCACGTCAATCGTGCTTTTTGTTCCACTCAAGAGACTTTGCTGTATTGATTCTGTAATGATTACTCTTCCTCTATTTACCTTATAACTTTTTGAACCTGAAGACTCGCCTTTAAACTCATATACAGTTGAGTTTTTTGTTGTTATTTTGGTTATTCCATCCGAGACAGAAGTATTTGCTGGGTCAAAAGTAAACAACAGATTAGAACTTGCTCTCTTACCTGATATTTTAAACCCGTTTGTTGTATTATCAATAGCAAATCCGCTAGATATTTTAATGGTAGTTGAATCAGGACCAACCAATTTATAGGAAACCAATGTATCAGTTTGAGGTAAAGTAGGAGTATCTCCTTCCCAATAATAATATTTTGGAATTTCTATATTTACAAAATCGTCCATTTAATTATATATATTATTTTATAATGTGGGTAGAATTAATATTAATTCTTGTTGTTGTTGTTTTTGCGTTATCTGTAAAAGAAGGCTATCAAGCAGGGGATTATAGAGCGGATATGTTTGCGTCAAATGAATGTCCGTGTCTTAAATGTGTAGACAAGACCAAATTTTAACGCGCGTAAACTAAAGAGGCCTGTCCGCTAATAAATCTTAATAAATTATATCTTTCTTCTGTAAAAAATAAATCATAGGTGTATTTATACAAGGTGTTTCCTTGCGTTGTACCTATTATGGCTCCTTCAGCATCACATATCGTAATAAAGGCCGAGTTTGTCTCGTCTATATCAGGTAATATAGTAGAAATATCAAGTTCAACTGTTTTAAATTTACTTAAATTAATAGCACCTGAAGGCTGTAATTCAAACAGACTAGTATTTAAACTAAAACTATAACTATAAATATAATCGTCTGAATTACCTGTGCTGTTTTTATATTTTTCAATAAAATTAAAAACACCCGATTCTAATGAATCTTCTCTTAGTTGACCATCAAAAATAATGGATAAACGGGTAAGTATTTCTCTTTTAATTTTAGTATTTAAATAATCACAAATAAAATAATCATTAAAAGATGTTTCATACTCCGCTGGTTCGCCAATTGCTGCAATGTTTATATAATCAATACCAGGTCCAAAAAATTTGTCATTTAAAGTAAAATTATATTGCTCAGTAGGTGCTTCAATCAATTCAATCGGTACTTTATTTGAATAATCCCAATTTGAATAATTTGACCACTCGTTTCTTTTATAGACATCATTACGTTTAAAAACCCACATCCAACTGCATACAAGAGCAGTGGTATGTAATCGGACTCTATTATTTCCAGTAATATTTGGATATATAGTTTCCTTAATATCTTTTATCAAATATCTTTGCTCGTTTAAAGCAAATATCTTTGCTTCTTCGTCTGTTAAAAACCCATAGGTAGACATTAAATGAATGTCTGTATTCCACGAATTATTTTTGTTTTCATAATCACCCGCCGTAAGTAATATATTTGGAGGTGGTTGTAGAAATCTATACATACTATGAAGTTCATTTTTAAAATCAGGTTGTATAGGAGTAAGTCCTTTTGAATTTTCAATGGATACGTCTTGTATTGTAAATAACTCTTTAATCGGCCTTAATGTTATATCTATGGTAACTTCATTGTATTGTAATGCTACTAAAGGCAATGACATTTTAGGAGAATTCATAAACCAGAAATGCAGGGGAACATAAATAGTTCTACCGTTTATAGAGGGAGTAGACCAATCCGAAAAATTTGTATTAGGGTCTGTAGTTGTACGAACCTTTGGAGTAAGATAAAAACTATTAGGGTAACGGTCAATACGACTAAATGCATTATCAGGTTCATAAAGTTCTTTCGTATGTCCGATCATTTTGTAAAAAAGTTCTTTTTTTGTTTGTGAAAAGTCTCTTTCAACCATATTTTTTAAATAATCTCCAGTATACTCTTGTATTTTTTGTCCTCCAATGCTAACCGACATTTTTTTAATTATATTAGCACCTATATGAGATATCCATCTAAAATTATAGGGTCGCCAAGTTTTTGATGTCTGTTTAGGCGGTATAATTGTACTCCAGATATCCGGTAAATTAAAGACTAGATACGCATCCATAAGTAATTCAGCGTTCCTAGGAATTTTAAAGGTTAAGATTGTTTCTTCATTTAGTTTTAGATTTCTTTGTCCTTCGTGGTCTATACGGAATTTTTGCATACCAAAATTTGTGTATTTTGAATAAACGGTTTTAAAAAATGTTTTGCTTGGATTACCATTTACTATTATATTTTGATTTCCATAAGAAATAATATTTAATAAACCACCTGGCATTATATGCTATAATGATATATATATTTAAATATATTCATAATATAATTTAATGCAACCTGTCAATACTGGAATGTTATCTAATTATCTTGAATCTCTTAATAAAGTTTCATCCCAATATGCTTTGAATGTTGTTATATTTATTATTGTATCCGCTTTTTTTATTTATGTTTTTATTATTATAAGAAAGGACAAAAATAACTGTGCTACATTAAATGATAATAAAATGAATACAAATATTGTTTCCTTACTTACAAAAAGTAATATGGACCTTACAAGAACTGCTTTAAATCAAACCCTTATAAAGACTGCCTATAACTGCTGTTGTTCAGGCGAATACAAGAATGATTATGTCAACTATTGCGCGTTAATTAATTGTGCAAAACAAGGTGTAAGAGCATTAGATTTTACTATTTATTCATTAAAAGATACACCTGTAGTTGCTGCATCAACCCTTCAATCAAATGATTATAAAGAAACATACAATAGTCTTCCCTTTTCAGACACAATGGCTCAAGTATACCAGTATTTTGTATCTTCTAATATGAATTGTCCAAATATAAGTGACCCCCTGTTTTTAATATTTAGAGTTAAAAGTTTACTGAAAACCACCTACGACCAAATGGCTAGTATTTTAAATTCAACCTTTGGAGACAATAGTTTAAATGGTAATTTGATTTTTTATATAAAACAAATTGATAAAACATTAGATAACGTATTATTGACTGACTTAACAAATAATAAAGTTCAAGGATGTAAGGTAATCATTCTTATAGATATTTCAGGTCTTAATAAGGATTTATATAGAAAAAGTAAACTCTCTTTAATGTGTGCTCTCAATATTGGTAATGGCGATAACGTTATCTATAGGGAAAGCGACTTAATTCAACAGTCTGATATAGATGAATTTGCTTCAAACTCACTATCTTTTTTATATCCAGATTTTTCAAAAAGTAGTAATAATTATAACTTTGTAAATGGATTAAATCGTAAAATTAATTTTATAGGAATGTCTTTTCAAACAAATGACGTTCATTTGAAAGTGTACAATGAGATATTTTTAAAAAATTCCATTATTTCAGTGAATGATGAAAAAGTAAAGGCACTTCTAGGTCCCTTAACTTAAAAATAAGTAAATAGTATATGCATACCGATTTAGATATAGCCTTGGTTGAGAATCAAAGAATTCAAAAGGAACGTAAAAAGAAACTTTATACGAAACCCGGACTCTTTCGTACCGTAGATGAATTTATGATAAAGAAACAGTTGATTGGGTATGGAGGTATGGCAATCAATATGTCTCTACCTAAAGATAAAAAATTTTACGCGGACAATGACGTTCCAGATTACGATTTTTTTAGTACAAAAGCAATTCCTGATATTATTGAACTTTCTGACCTTCTTAGCAAGAACTATGAAGACGTTGAAGTAAGAACGGCTCTTAATGCAGGAACTTATAAAATTTTTGTAAATTCTATTCCTCTTGTAGATATCACTCAAATAGAAGATGAATTATTTAAAAATCTTAAAAAAAATGCGGTTATCATTAATAAGATATATTACGCACCCTATAACTATTTAAGAATGAGTATGTACCAAGAATTGTCTCGGCCTTTAGGTGACCTAACCCGTTGGAAAAAAGTCTATGAACGCCTTGAACTTTTAAACTCAACCCATCCTCTTATTATCCGACGTTGTAATGTAGATGATGATACCCAAAAATCACCCCTCTTTAAAAAGGTATTATCAAAGATATCATCTTGCGTAATGTTTGGAGACTACGGAATGTATCATTATCAACATTTATTTCCCGAAAAGTTTAGAACCGAACAACAAAACTGTGTTTATGTATTATCAGATGATACCATTTGGGATAAGTTAAAAAGTATAGAATATACGAAAACACAATACAAGAATAAGTTTTTAAATGTCTATGAAGTTAAAGTAGATAATATACCAATGCTTTATGTTTTTATAACCGACTCTTGTCAGTCTTATAATGAAATAAAAGTTAAAAATAAAAAGTTAAAAATTGCAACATATGATACCATCCTATCTATTTATTATGGGTTATCTTTTATGAATATAAAAAGTATTAATAAATTCAAAATATTATCTTATTGTTATTTGTTAAATAACGTAAAAAGCGACCACCCTATAATGCGTCGTTTTAGAATGCCGTGTATAGGCGAGCAATCTACTTATGAAAGTTTAAGACTTGAACGAGACAAAAAATACAAGGAGTATCGTAAGACAGGAAAAAATCGTAATCTATTTTTTAAGTACAAGCCAAAAGTGAACGAGACAATAAAATTGAAAAAATGAAAAGTTTAAAATAAATTTTTGAAATTTTAAAAATAAAAAATTGAATTGAAATCATTCTAATACTTAATGAGTATCAAAAATGAACTATCGCGAAGTCGTAAACAACATTATCTCGGACGCAAAGCTTCTCACCAAGATGACTACTCAACAGTCATCTATCTTCCGCCGGAAGATTTATGGTCGCATCAACGAAGCAACTCAGAGAGAGGAAGTACATAAAGAAATTCAATATCCAAATAAAAAGCGTAAGATAATTGACAAGGATAACAACATTGGTTCCTTGTTAGTATTGTATAAAGGTTTAATGGAAAAGTATACATCCTTTACAAATCGTTCAAAACATATTCAAAAAAAGAATTATGAATTGGAGGCTGCTTTAGAAAAGGAAAAACTCAAAACATATTATAAAACGCTTACAATCCTTCTTTATCAACTTTGTCTTATCACTGTTATGATATCCTATCTATGGACGAATAGAAGCATAACTCTTAACTTTTACCAGACCAAGTACAAAGAATACAAAAAAATCTGTATTGAGTTAATACCTATTTCGTTTGTATTTATTATGGAAAACTATCTTATTCCAACCTTCAAGACAGCGCTTCCTTATTTGACACAAGGTGTTAACATTCTTCTAAAAAAATATGCGTTTCCGTTCTTTCAGTTTGTAATCAATAGTTTCAATGCAATGGTTGTGTTTCTTCTTGAAAACTACATTATTCCTTGCTTCCACTGTGTTTTCCCTTGTTACAATCTAACTGCAGTGGGTTATTAATAAAATTGAAATGTATAAAACTATTTTTTATACTATTGTAATGACCTTTTATTCAATGATTCGCGAACTGGAAGAAATGACCCATATGCGTTTTCCAGAAAAAATTATAGTATCAAAAAAGTCAATCGTTGAGAAAACTTATCCAGAACAATACATACTCTATGAAAAACACCTAGATGTTAGACGACTTTCAGATTTAGTAGTAACTAGAACGTCATCTTTATCTTATTTAATCGTTATTCCAAGACCTTTAATACCTCCTCCTATTACGATAGAAGAGGCCTCACAACAAGGCGATAAATATAAGGAAATAAAAGGAGAAAATAAAAAATACTCAAGGATGCTTGTAGATTCATTGCAAGATTTTGAAAAAAAATATCCAGAAGAATACAGGTCATTTATTAGGTCACCACCTATCTATAAAGGCCCTTCCTATCAAGACTTATCAAATACATTAAAGATTAAGTCTTGTTATAACGCCATTTTCCTAAGCATTCTTAAAGAATATGAAGCCAAAGCGATGGAAGTCCTAAAGGAAACTTTAAAGGAGCCAAAGAAAAGGGTCCTTAAAGCCAAAGAAGTAAAGGAGGTAGTAAAGGAAGTAAAGCCGAGACAAAAGGCCGCTAAGAAAAAGAGTATACCGTCTGCTATAAAAAAATTAGTTTGGAACAAAAACATTGGCGAAGATGTAGGCAAATCTAAATGTCATTGTTGTAAATCAACTGACATTACACAAACATCTTTTCATTGTGGTCACGTTATTGCAGAATCTAAGGGCGGACAAACTATTGTAAGTAATTTAAAACCTATTTGTCAAAATTGTAATTCTAGTATGGGAACAAAAGACATGAACGATTTTATGTCATCTCTTTTATAAAAATGTAATTAAAAGGCTAACTTGAATGCTGATAAATCAATCAGAGACACTGTAATAAGTAGAGCGAGTCCGTAAAGCAAAGAATAAAAGACAAGACCAACCTTTGATATTCCGCCGCCAGTAATACGTATAAAATCTCCAAATATTACTACTAATATAGAAACCAAATAGGCTTTAACTTTTACATCGCTGAATATGATAAAAAACAGGATTGATAAAATAATAATCTTATGTTTTTCTTTTAGTTCGTAACTAGAACTCTGGTTAGACGCTTTCATTCTTGGCGGGTCTTCAAATCTGACCTTTTTTGTTTCTTGGATGACTACATTTTCATCAATGGGGCGATTATTTCTTAACTGATTTTCAGGCAAGTCATAACTGCTTGGAGCATTTGTATCTACGGGAAGGTCATTGATGTTGGTTGTGTTTTCCATATAAAAATAAACAAGTATTCTAATTATAGAATTATACCTCAATTATTTTTTTAGTTGTACTGCACGTTTCCATTTTTTCCTCGGGTTTATAACATTTGTTGTTGTACTTTATAATCTTTTTTTTACTAAAATCTGGTGCAGTATACACAAGACAACTTCTAGAGGTGCAACTCATCCTAAATAAAGTAGATAATCCAAGACCCAATATAATAGACATAATGATGACTCCTGACCGACTTGATAAGAATTTTTTGATATTAAACATTATATTAGAACTTTATTTTTGTATTTTAATCTGGTGATATTGATTTATGTCATTTGGACAGGATACCTCATTTAAGTCATAGGTAAAACACGAATCGGTTTTGTCCTTATACTGATACTGTTCTTTATTATCAGGTGTGGGATACATTATAATTACCTGTTTATGTTCATCAGAAATGTATATATAAAACAAACCAATAGCTAAACTTATTATAAAATATTTAATATCAATATATTTTCCCATTAAAATGGTATTATATTTTAATATCTACAACAGGTTCATAGTTTATCATAGAGCGAAATACCATTTTACCATCTTCCATTATTGGAAGAATATTTATGTTTTTTTCCAATAATTTTTTTCCTAATTCTCTTATTTTTAAATAACTTTCCTTTTTATCGTGTATGTCCATAAACTTGTAAATAGAAACGTTTTCATTTATTTCATTCATTAAATTGTCTCGGCTTGATTTTATTTTTTCCTCGCGTTCTGTTTTTATTTTTACTTGATTCTCATATTGTCTCTTCAATTTATCTAGGTCGCTTTTATAAGAATCGTAGTCTTCCATACTATCTTGCAAGTCATAAAAAATGTCGTAATAAATATCAATACGTTTTTTTTCTAAATTTACAATTTTCTCTTTAAGATTTCTTAAATATTCCTCTTCGTTCATATATCTTGTCTTCTCTTTATCAATGGGATTTAAAGAGTAGTCTGCTCTCAAGGATTTTATTTTTTCGGTATCGCCCTTGGTAAGAGCCTTTTTTAGAGTTCTTTTGTATTTGTCTTCCTTCTGTTTTTTATCGCGATAATAAGAATCCATATATTATCCTGGTATATTTGTATATACTTCTTGCTTCATTTTTTGATAAGTATGCAATTTAGACATGATATATTCTTTTTTCTTTCGTTCTCTTTCCTTTTTTACATTAGGGTCTTGGTTTCCTTTGTAAAAAAGCCAAGCGATAAAGACAAAAAGTAAACAAAAAAGAATAAATAGGGTAAGATTAAATAAAAAACTATTCTCAATAAATTTGTTATATTTGCTTGTTTTTAATTCTGAATTTAAAATATACTTAATAGATGGTTCTACTAAAGATGGTTTCATTTATATTATAAAGAGTAATATTGTAAAAAATATAACGCTATAATACATTATGTCAGATTTAAGTAGTTTAGCAAATACATCTGTCGTAAATTATGTATCATTTTGTTTTCTTTTTTTTGTTTTTAAATACAAATACTTTACAAGGGATAATTTTATATGGATAATTATATTTTTTTCGTTAGCGTGTATGTTACAATTCATTAATAATTTATATTTATCATCTCTGCCATCCTTTTGCGGAAAGGCGCAAGCAGGCATTTCGTTATATGCAACCTTAATGCCTTGGATTATTATCTTTGGTTCGTTTTGTTTATTCATTATTATTTTTCCTGGATGGCTTCGCGTTTTTTCAAATACTTTCGGTCTAAAAGCCGCGCAAATGTTTGGCGTAGATGATGTAATTAATGAAATTTTGATACCAGAGGAAAGAGATAAGGCAATAGAAAATGCGAAACAAAATATAGATGTGTTAAGAGCGATAGAGTCTATTTATACTGGAAAAAGCATTTTGATAAATGAAATAAAGTCTCAGGATTTTCAACTCTATAAAACAAACCTTGAAGGGAAACCAATAAACGAGAAAGGCGAGGTTTTAAAAAATAATGGAGCCGACCTTCCTTTAAAGGATAATGATGGAAATCCTATTGAATACTATGATTGTAAACTATTGGCCAAATTTATTCAAATGAAACTTCTTACAAGTGCTTCTCCTGTCCTTATTAGCAAATTACACGATAAAATTATTTTAAAAGATACCGTAGGTTATTTTATTTGGTTTTTATTGATTGGTTCTCTTACTGTATTAGTAAGTACAAATACCTTATTGAATAGCGGTTGTTCTACTAAAAATGGTGATTATAATACAATCTTTAATAGTTAAGTATTAATTCTATGTATTTATGAATATACAATTATATCTAACGTGCAAGAAATAGAGCACAATAAAATAAGAAAAGATTGCCAATAATATACTAACCAACCACAAAGGTAATATTGTAGTATTTTTATAACCTATTCCAAATTGTCTCAAATAATCGTGTTGGTTGTTATAAATAAAAGATGGTCTTATCGTAACAACGATGAAATATAATAATATATATACAAACATAATCATAACAAGACGACTAATATCCATTTAAATATAGACAATACTTTTAATTTAAAAATATTCATCCCCATCAAACCCCTCTACATTTTCTCCATCGTCCAGTCCGTACATTCCATAGTTGTCCTCGTCTACAAGATCCATTCCCTCTCTAATCTTTTTAGCCTCTTCAAACACTTCATTGTATAATGATTTATCGTATTTGAATATGCTTTTTGATAAACCCGTATTCCATTCTCCTAATTTAAGCTCCTTTAATGTGTTCTGTGCCTTTCTCGCCTCTCGCGATAAGTTTTTCAATGCATCTGTCTTAATCTGTGTCTCGGATTTTTTGGCCATATCCGAAATGTATTCTATTTTTTGATTGTCAAAGTTAAGTGCGCTAGAATCCTCATTTACAAAGAGCGCAACAATGACCTTTATGTATTCATTCATCTTGGGAGACTTTAATAAAACATAATGTTGAAAGATGGAGACAAAAACATAGTAATAAATATCATTTTTCATTTTTTGATTATGAATGGGTAAGGTAATCCATCTTTTAAAGTCGTCATAATCGGATTCTGAATCCAGTTTATTTAAATTAAAGATTAACTCCTCGTTTTTATGGAATGTTTCAATTGTTCTGTAATAATTAAATATGTTTTGCTTTAATTCCATAAGATGCTTTTTATCTAGGTCCCAGTGTGCAGGAATATTGTAATTCAATTTGGAATTTTTAATCTTTTCAGGGAAGATAAATAACAATGATTTAATTTTGTTTAATAGAATTTGATTCATAAAATTTAAATGTTCAAGATTTTCTGGTAAAAAATCATTATTTTTATTATTCCTAAAGAGAGTATTAAAGCGTAGACACGCCTCTGTTCTTTTTTTATCTGCCCGTGGGATTTGACTTAGTATATTTATTATTTTCTTATTTGTCTCTTCTCCACAGAAGTCGTAAATCTCCTTGGGTTTGTTTTCTTTAATCAACACATCAATCTTATTCTTTACCGCTACCTTATGAACCTTCTCCACAATAGTTCTATCTAATTTATGTGAGATATCCTTTATAATCTCTATAAAAACTTCCTCAGGTACTGGTTTAAAATTTTTAATCTTTGCTATTTTTTCTACTATTTTATCTTTTTTGTTATAATCAGGCGGCTTTACAATACCATACTTTTTAAGTTTCTCAGGAAAAGGTAACTCTGTATCAAACATAAACCATCTGATAACACCTCTATAAATGACAGATTCTTCATACGAAGCCGAGACATTTCTATGCATCATTTTAGTCGGAACCGCAGAATACATATGATTTATTTTTTGGATTTCATTCTTTTTATCCATCTTATTTTTAATCGCAAAAACTTCATCTAGTTCTGTTAGTTTTGCATTCTCTAACATATATTGAAAGACGTCGTTGTTCTTTTGACAGCACGTATTAATTAAATAAGGCTGTTTAAGACTGTTTGTCAAGATAGCGCTTTGTTTTGAAATATGCACGTTTATTTTATGTTGAATCATAAAAGACAAGGCCATTATTTTTTCAAAGGGTAAATTTGATACAGGAGTGGGTTTTATTACATTTAATCTTGGATAAAATAAAGACCACGTATAATCCTCCTCTTGTTCCTTTACGACTACTTTTACTTCTCGCTTTGCTACTAACTTTTCATTAATCTCTTTTATAGGCAATACAAATTGTTTGGTGTAATTCGCTAATGTCTCAACCATAACCTCCATTTTTGTTCCTTTTACACTTTCCCACGGCTCTGTTTTACGTGATATTTCTTTTACAATACAACACATATATTTAAGACCTTTATAACTCTTATCCTCTACATCAAGAGGATATCCTTCAAAAGATTTTACGCAATTTGGAAAGGGTTTTGAAAATTTAATATCTCCTACCAAAGTCTGTATAAAAATGAAACAGT